TACGCTAGACATAAACCAAATAGGTAATACTAATAAATTTCTAGGTGATATTACAGGTGATAATGTTACAGCTTTTTTTGAGTTTGATGGCGATAGCAACACCTTTACAATACAAGGCGATCCTACAAATACCTTTGGTATTGATAACTCAAATTTAAACGTTGATGTGACTGGTAGCACTAACACTTTTACCCTTAACCACGGTACAACTGCACTTGCTGCTACTTTAGATTTAGATTGGATAATAAACGGAACTGGAAACCAAGTAACAAGTAATATTAATTATGACGGAGCCACCAATTACATGGACGTGGATGGAAATTCAAACACAATTAACTTTACTGGTTCTGGATATGCAGGTGGCTACTTTTATTTAGATCAAACTGGTAATAATATGACCTTTAACGTACAACAACTGAGTACCCAAGACAATGACTGGCTTAAGATCATATCTATATCCAACAATACAGGCAGTAATACTTCTACTGTTTGTGTCATTCAAAACGACCAAGGCACAAGCACAAGCTGCTGATATAGGCGATATATCTGAGCTTAACGGCCAAGCACGAATCGTTAGAGATCAATCCTATCCAGCAGAGATACAGTTTGCTATTCAGCAAAACGATGAGGCTATAACAAATAACGGCCGCATGGCCATAACTTTTTTAGATGATAGTACGGTCCGACTGACCGAACACAGTCAGCTGGTTGTAGACGAATATATTTTTGATTCAGATCCATCCAAATCTAAAATGGCCCTTACTTTCGGTCTTGGTACGGCTAGGTTTATAACAGGCAATCTAAACCGTATAGATAAACAAAATATTAAGCTTAAAACACCGACCGCTAATATCGCGATTAGAGGGACGGATTTTTCGGTTACGGTGGACGAATTGGGAAAAAGTCTCATAGTATTACTTCCAGATGCTCTCGGTTTATCAAGTGGTGAGATTGAAGTAATTACTGCTACAGGATCTGTTTTATTAAATAAACCATTCCAGGCAACGACTATTTCGGTTTTTGAAAGCAATCCAAGCAAACCTGTGATATTAGATCTAAGTTTGGAAATGCTTGACAACATGCTTATTGTTACGCCACCAGAAGAACAAGAACAAATAAGCGATGCACAAGTAGCTGCAAAGCAAAACAACGTTTTGGATTTTAATGATTTAGATGTAGATTACTTGGCAGAAGATTTTTTTGGTGAAGATTTAACTTTTACAGAGCTAGATATAAACTACCTGGATGTTAATTTTTTAGAAGATATGCTGAATGTTTTAGATGCTTTAGAAGTGCAAGAAGAAGAAGATCAACTACAGCAAGCTACTGGTATCAAGATTGCTGGTACAGCAATAGGCCAGGACACAGAAACGCAGATTACAACTATTGTCACCGGGCAGATTGTAAGCTTGCGAAGAAGTGTAAGTGATTCAGCTCGTATTGATATAGACGGTAGTGGATCCTATACAGTCATATTTATACAAGACGGTAAATCAAATATAGTCAGAGTAAACGGCGGATCTGACTCCACAATTAAAATAACCCAGAGTAATTAATGAAACGACTACTATCATTGCTACTTATAATACTGATTTTACCTTTGGTGTTTCAATCGACACCAACAGAAATACTAAAACTTAAGATCTTTGACGCACTGGTTACAGAACAAGAACCATCTGGTAATTTTGTTATTTTAAATATTACAGAAGAAGATGTAGAGCGAGAAGGAGGTTGGCCTTTTCCTAGACAAAGACTTGCACAAATACAAGTAGACTTAATTAACGAAGGCGCAATAGGAATTGGTTGGGTTATATCTTTTCCGCAGCCAGATCGCATGGGTGGTGACGAGGTGTTTGCAGAAGCACTTAGTTATGGCCCTTCGGTTATTGCTATGTTTGAAGATGGCAAGGGTAACTTTCCAAGCTCTCCGGGTACGGTTGTTATGGGCGATAATAATGGTGGTATACTCAGTTCGGGAGTAAAACAAAACCTTCCTCTATTAGCAAACACCACGCTAAACGGTTTAGCTATTGCTCCCATCGATGTAGATCAACTTGTAAGAAGAATACCGCTTTTGGTCAAAACACCTAACAACGAATGGATGCCGAGTTTTGGTACACAAATATACAAAGCCTTATTTGATGTAAAAACTTACATTATAAAAAAAAATGATAATGGTATAGAAGAAATATCAATCAGAGGTATACCACCGATCAAAACAGATAGCCTCGGTCGTAAATGGATTAGTTGGGTTGACACACCGCAAACTAATTTACAAGAAATGGATGTTGCTGGTAGATTTGTTTTTGTTGGTGTAACTGCTAATGGAGTCATGCCACAAATTGCAACTCCTGTTGGTTTATTAGAACCACACAAGATTCAAGCAGCATTATCTGAGTCAATCTTGATACAAAACTCTCCACAGGTCCCAGATTGGCATTTAGCGGCCGAAATTCTGATTTTTGCAATATTTGTGTCGCTGACATGGCTTGTAATCAATTTCTTGGGTATAACCAAGGGCGTAAGTATGGCTGTAATTTTGTTAAGCACAGCGGCTCTCTTAGAAGTTTTTAGCGTCCAAAAAGGCTATTTGATAGATTTTTCATGGACTTTTATATCACAATTCATTGCAGGTGCTATTGCCTTCTATCTAAACTACAGAAAACAGTTTAAATTGCGCTTACAAATCAAAAAACAGTTTGAACATTACTTAGATCCAAGACAAGTAAAGCAGCTCCAGGACAATCCAGAATTATTAAAACTCGGTGGCGAAAAAAAATACTGCACATTTTTATTTACAGATCTCCGTGGTTTTACATCTTTAAGTGAAAAAATATCACCAGAAGAAGTTACCGACATAATGAATAAAACTTTGACAGTCCAAGTAAACGCTGTGCAAAAATTACATGGAATGACGGATAAATTTATCGGGGACGCTGGGATGTTTATATTTGGAGCTCCTCTGGATCTCGAAGATCACGAAACAAAAGCAGTGCAAGCTGCAATAGATATACAAGAAGGTATAGCTGAACTCAATAAAACTTTATTTACTCCAGTTGAAATAGGCGTGGGAATTAACACAGGTTTTGCCTGCATTGGAAATATGGGATCCGATACCAGGTTTGATTATTCAGCAATCGGTGATCCGGTAAACACAGCTGCACGATTAGAGTCAGCAACTAAAGAAGTTGGTGTCAATATTTTAATTGGGCAAGAAACTGCAAAAAATTGCAAACTTGTGTTAAAGTCATTAAAACCAATAAAGGTAAAAGGTAAACAGGAGTCGCTCAAAATTTATGGGATTTAAACTTTCATTAGCATTAGGTGGTTTGCTGCTCGTATCATGGGCAGGTAGTGCATGGTATATAGATAGGCTTCAAGACGAAGTATCTACTTTAAAAGGCAATCAAATAGTTTTAGAAGGTGAGATACAAAAACAAAACGATTCTATTGAAAATTTTTTAGAACAACAAAAACAAAGTGCAGAACAACTTAACTCTATGGCCCTCAAAAACCAAGAAGCACAAAGAGAGGTAAACAAGTTAAGAAATACCTTTGCAAAACATGATATGGACGATTTAGCTCTAAATAAGCCAGGATTATTAGAAAAAATGGTAAACAGAGGCACAAAAAGAGTAAAAGAAGAACTTATTGCTATAACTGATCCAAACCAATTTGAACCAGATGAAACAGATAACACTAATTAGTTTACTTCTTATGGTGAGTGGATGTTCCCTTATCCCTTCACAAACTAAGCCGGTCGAAGTTGTCAGCATAGCTGCGATGCCCAATATATATCACCCCCCCCTACCATTGGAATTGCAGCTTGTTGACATAGATTGGACTATTTTTACACCAGAACTAATGGAAGAGTACCTAGCAAATGTAGAAAAAGGTGAAGCACCCGCAATGGCTTTTTATACTCTTAGCACAAAAGATTATCAAAATTTAAGTATGAACACAGCAGATCAAAAAAGGTACCTAAAAGAAATATTATCTATTGTGGAGTATTATAGATCCCTAGATAAAGAAGGAGAAGAAGATGAGTAAAGCACCAGACGCTTTTGTATATAATTGTCAACTTAAAAAAGTTATAGACGGCGATACCGTACGTTTAGAAACGATAGATCTAGGATTTAGTGTTAAATTACACAATAAGTCTGTAAGGGTGGCCAAAATTGACACTCCAGAATCTAGGATCAACATAAAAAAATATCCAGAACGTGCAAAAGAAAAGGAGCTTGGTTTATTAGCAAAACAAAAAATGAAAGAATGGTTGGTAGGAGATATAACATTAAAGTCTTATGGCACAGACAAATATGGAAGAGTATTAGGTGATATTTTTTGTAGTAAAGGAAATGTTGCTGACTTGCTTAAAAAAGAAAATCTTGCCGTTGATTACGATGGCGGCAAAAAAACAAAAGTATGGGGAGAATAGAATGAAAATATCTTTAGAAGGCTTAAGTTTAATTAAAAAATTTGAAGGTTGTGAGTTAGAAGCTTATAAATGTGCAGCAGGTGTTTGGACTATTGGTTATGGTTCTACAAAAGAAGTTAAAGAAGGCGATACTCTTACTCAAGGAGAAGCTGATTATTTATTAAGACATGAAATGGATGAATACGAAGGTTATGTAAATGACATGGTAAAAGTTAATTTAAATCAAAATGAATTTGATGCTTTAGTAAGTTGGGTTTTTAATTTAGGGCCGTCAAACCTTTCTAGTAGCACGCTTTTACAAAAACTTAATAATAAAGACTGGGACGATGTACCAAACCAAATCAAGAGGTGGAATAAAGCCGGTGGACGCGTGCTTGAGGGACTTGTCAGACGAAGAGAAGCAGAGGCCTTACTATTTGAAGGTAAGGAATGGCACGAAGTATAGCGATATGTAATACTACACCTAGGCGCTTGCGCTTAGGGATAAGTAGTTACTATGTCACTACCTAATTGCTTATCCCGTCTTTAATAGGATTAATATGAGTAGAGTTTCAATTAAAGATTTTGATATTTTGTCACCGCAAGATAAAGAAGAAGCTATTGCACTACTACACAGATACGACCAAATAGACAAGCAAGATGTCTGTCAAAACGATTTTATAAAATTTGTAAAACATTTATGGCCAGAGTTTATTGAAGGCCGTCACCATAAGATTATTGGTGACAAGTTTAACCGAATAGCAGAAGGTAAACTCAAACGGTTAATTGTATGTTTGCCACCTAGACACTCTAAATCTGAATTTGCATCAACATACTTTCCTGCTTGGATGATGGGCAGGCGTGGAGATCTTAAGATAATACAAACAACTCACACAGCCGAACTCGCAGTGCGTTTCGGTAGAAAGGTAAGAAACATTATTGATAGCGAAGATTATCAACACATATTCCCGGATCTAAAACTACAAGCTGACAATAAATCCGCTGGTAGATGGACGACTAATCAAGAGGGCGAAAGTTTCTATGCTGGTGTAGGCGGTGCGATTACAGGTCGTGGTGCGGATCTTCTTATCATTGATGATCCTCATTCAGAGCAAGATGCTTTATCACCCAAATCTTTGGAATCAGCTTATGAATGGTACACCTCTGGACCTAGGCAGCGTTTACAGCCTGGAGGCATCATTGTAATAGTAATGACAAGATGGAGCACCAAAGACTTGGTTGGTAAAGTTTTAAAAAAACAAGGCGATGAAAACGCAGATCAATGGGAAGTAGTTGAGTTTCCTGCAATTATGCCAGAAACAGAAAAACCACTATGGCCAGAGTTTTGGAAAAAAGAAGAGCTGCTGTCTGTCAAAGCTTCTTTACCTATATCTAAATGGAACAGTCAGTGGATGCAAAACCCTACAGCTGAGGCTGGTTCTATTGTAAAAAGAGAGTGGTGGAACAGATGGGAGCGAGAAGAAGTACCAG